AGTATCGAGACCACTGCACAGCTATAGATATTTTATACGACTTGATAAAAGCGGATATGTTAAAAAAGGTTGACAGGTAAAAAATAGAAAACATGATAAGAGAATTTAAAAGAAGGAGAAAGTAAATGAATAGAGTAATATTGATGGGTAGACTTACAAGAGATCCAGATATTAGATATACATCCGGAGAAAACAGCATGGCTGTAGCAAGGTATACATTGGCTATTGATAGAACTACAAAAAAGCAAGATGAACAATCAGCAGACTTTATAAGCTGTGTTGCTTTTTCAAAGGCGGCAGAATTTGCAGAGAAATACTTCAGACAGGGGATGAGAGTATTGGTATCCGGAAGACTGCAAACAAGTAGTTATACCAATAGAGAAGGGCAGAAAATATACACGACAGATGTGATACTGGATAGCCAGGAGTTTGCAGACAGCAAGGGAGACAGCACAGAAGCGAAAGGCAAAGGAAGACGAGAAGCTAATGTAGATGCAGATGGATTTATGAATATACCGGATGGAGTAGATGACGAGGGATTGCCGTTCAACTGATAAATGAGGTTGTCATATATGGCATAAGATTATACAGATAGATTGATAGAAACACTTAAAACAAAAAAATTGAAAGATTTGAGGAGTAGGTATGGCAATACAAAAAGATATAGTAATCAACAGAAAAGAATATGAGCGGATAAAAAGATATGATCATAATCAAATGAATAACTATGTGAAAAGTATATATAAGAGTGGATTTGAAGATGGAAAGGCAGCAGTGCCGGGAGTAGATATGCAACAAGTTTCTGATATATTAAAAAGTATAAAAGGTATTGGAGAAAAAAGAGCGGTAGATATAGTAAAAGCTCTCGAAAAAGAAATGATGAAAGAAGTTAAGAAATGAATTTAATAGTTTATGATGTGAAGGTGGGTGATACTATATGAATTCTGCTAAAGCTGAACTGCTTGAGGTAAGAAAGCTTTGCTTAAAGATTTATCAGCTGTATAGAGAGAAAGAATCGTTGCTTGGTATTACAAGAAACATCAAGTCAGATGAAAGAGTTCAGACATCTACAGGTAGTGGCGGACTTGAAGCGACAGTACTTGAGCGTGACAGGATACAGAAAGAAATTGATAAGGCAATGAGTTTGTATATATCAGAGAGGCAGCAGATAATTGACAGGATACATCAAACAGATAAAGAAGAGTATATTCAAGTACTGTATAAGAGATACATTGAAGGAAAGGATTTTGAAGAGATAAAGAGAGAGATGCACTATGAAGTATCTTATTTGAGAAAGCTACATGTAAAAGCTCTCAATGCATATATTAAAACAATGTAAAATAAAATATAAAAACCTCTTGACAATACGCATAATAATGCGTATAATATAAAACATAAGGAGGTAAGCAAAACATGAAAAAAGGAGAACTGATAAAGATTTTAAAGAATGGTGGTTGTTATTTGAAAAGGGAAGGAACAAGACATGAAATATGGGTTAGCCCAATAACACAAAATATGTTCGAAGTTCCAAGGCATGCAAAAGAGATAACCGTAGGAACACTAAATAAAATCTTAAAGGATGCAGGGCTTAAATAAAGCCCTTGCATTTGAACATTTTCAGTTTTGCTTATCTCACAAAGTTAAGGAGGTATATTGATGGCGAAATATGTTTATCCGGCTATATTCACAAAAGAAGATAAAGTTGGTTATAGTATAGTGTTTCCTGATATACAAGGATGTTATACATTTTCAGAAAGTTTGCAAGAAGGCTTTGAAATGGCAGCAGATGCATTGGCGTTGATGTTGTATGATTTAGAACAGGATAAAAAAGAAATTCCCAAGCCAAGTGATATAAAAAGTGTTAATGTAGCAAATAATGAGTTTGTATCTTATATTGCCGCTGATACGGCATTCTATGAAAGATATTACAGCAACAAGACTGTAAAGAAGAATTGCACAATACCATATTGGTTAGAGAAAATGGCAAGTGATAATAATATAAATTTTTCTCAAGTGTTGCAAGATGGATTGAAGAATATTTTAAAAATAGAGTAAAGTTATTAAAGGCTGCATGCTTATGTGGTCTTTAATTTTATAAATCCAAGAGGTAGCAGATGATAAAGATGTCTCACTTTTGTCCAATTTTATATGATATACTTATACAGTGACAAGGAATAGATACTTCTTGTTTGCTGTTTCATAAATACCCTCTGGGAAGCTCTCAATATATGAGAGCTTTTTTGTTGTAATATTGCACAAATAATACAATAAAATATCGTGAAATAAGGCGAAAATATGTACAAAATTCACAAGGTACTCCCGGGGGTATACCCCCTATGCGGAGCAAAGAGGTGCGGCCGATTTGACTTTAAAAAAAGTGAAAAAAATGGGATTTCCTTCCCTTGGAAAGGAGGGGTGATGGTGGCTGATGACAGTTAATCAAAAGGAGCTGGCGGAGTGTCTTGGAGTAGAGCCAAGGACTATAAGAGATTTGACTAAGAAATGTGGAATATTTGAAAGAAATGAGTCTGGAAAATACGAGTTAAGTACATGTGTAAAAGAATATATTGAGTATAAGTTGGATTTGGACTCAAGTAGGGCGAAAGGCTTAAGCTTAAGTTTAGAGGCTTTGAAAGCCAGGCATGAAGAAATAAAAATACAAATGAGTCTTGAAAAGCTGAAAGAGTATAAGGCTGAAACACATAGGTCTGAAGATGTGGAAGAGTTCCTGTCAAATATGCTTGTAAGCTTTAAAAACAAGCTGTCAACATTGCCCTCAAAACTGGCCATGGAGATCATGGGAGAGACCGATACCAACGTGGCAATAAAGAAGGTGGAAGAGGAAATAGACATAGCTTTGAATGAGCTTTCGGGATACGATCCGAATAAGATTAGCAGGAAGAGAAAAAGTATTGACTTGAACAAAGATGATTTGGAAGAGGTAGAGGATGGCATCAAGAGAGAAAACAAGAAGGCTGTTTCAAAGGGTAATAAGCGAAACGCTAAAACCACAAAAACAACTAAGCGTAAGTCAGTGGGCAGAAAGGTACAGGATCCTTGATTCTAACTCCAACTTAGCCGGTAAGTGGTCCAACGATGTTACTCCATACCTTGTAGGGATAATGGATGCTTTCAATGATGTTAATATCAGAAAAATATTCTTTTGCAAAGCCAGCCAGATAGGTGGAACCAGTGCAATGGTAAATATGATTATGTATATCATTATGCAGTCTCCGGCACCTACTATGATAGTCTATCCCAGTGATGAACTGGCAAAGAATATATCTAATGACAATCTAAAGCCGGCATTCAGGCTTGTGCCGGAAATAAAAAAGATGTTCAAAGAGACAAAATCAAAGGAGCTAGAGCTTAGATTTACTCATATGCCTATATATCTTACCGGAGCAGGCTCTCCAAGTAAGTTGGCTTCCAAGCCTATAAAGTATCTGTTCTTTGATGAGATAGATAAGATGGGTGGTGCAACTAAGAAAGAAGCCAGTCCTTATAATCTGGCACTGGAAAGAACTAAAACTTTCAGGCCTACTGAAAAGGTATTTGCTGCAAGTACTCCTACTATCAAGAGTAATTATATTTGGGAGCTACATGACGGAGCGGATGAGGTCAAACATTACTTTGTGCAGTGTCCGCACTGTGGTGAATGGATAGAGTTTGCATTTGATCAGATAAAGTTCTGTAAGGATGATGAAAAGAAGATGAGCAACTACGAAAGGGCACAGACCGCAAAGTATGTATGTCAGGAATGTGGCTGTTTCATTACAGATTCAGACAAGATGAAGATGCTTAGAAGCGGTGAATGGAGGGTGGTGAAGAAGAGAGGTAACGGAGTAACGGCAAAGAGTGTAGGATTCTGGATAAGTTCTCTTTATTCAGTGTTTCTGAAGTGGTCTGACATAGTAGAAGAATTTTTAGACAGTTATAAGGATCCTGAGAAGCTACAGAACTTTACCAACTCATGGCTTGGTGAAGCATGGGAAGATACAAGGATTGCCACAAGTAATAAGCTTGTACTGCAAAGACAGACTGACTTGGAAGAATTTGTGGTTCCAAAGTGGGCAAGAATGCTTGTAGGTGGAGTGGATGTGCAGCAGGATTCTTTGTATTTTACAATCAGAGCATATGGAGCTTATACAACCAGTCAGAATATTACTCATGGGCAAGTACGAAGTTTTTCAGATATTGAAAGAGTTATGAATGATACCTATAAGCGTGAAGACGGTGTGGACATGGTAGTTGCGCTATGCCTTATTGACAGCGGATATAGGCCGGATGATACATATGACTTTTGTATTGAAAACAGGGACTGGGCAATACCGGTAAAAGGCTCATCAAATCCTATGGATTCAAGGTACAGGTTCAATAGAGTAGATAAAAAGGGTTATGGTCTACAGCTGGTAGTGTGTGACGGTGGAGCCTTTAAGGATTCTATAGCTGTCAGATTGCAGAAAGAAAACGGTTCGGGTTCTTTTATGGTGTTTAAGGACTGTGATGAGAACTATGCAAATCAGTTAAGTTCAGAACAAAAGGTAATGGTAAAGACATCTGCAGGTAATGTAATGAGGTGGGTACCGAAGCGTTCTCATATAGATAACCACTATTTGGATTGTGAGGTGTATGCCATGTGTGCGGCGGAGATATTAGGAGTGAGGAACTTAAGAGAAGAAGGTTATAAAGAGACAAGTGAAGATAATACCAAGGCGGAAGATACTGAATCTGATTGGATTACAGGTGGAAATAAAGGAGGATGGTTATAGTGGACAGACCGATGACGAACGAAGAACAGATCATAGAGATTGATAAAGCAATATCATCAATTTTGAGAACGGGACAAAGTTATAAGATAGGCTCAAGAACCTTGACAAGAGCAGACCTTGGAACGCTTAGGTCAATGAGAAAAGATTTAATGGCGGCTTCAGAAGATAACGGCACTGATCTGTTTAGTAATACTTTTGTGGCTGTATTTGACAGGAGGTAGAAATGAATTGGCTTGACAACATAATTGGCTTTTTCTCTCCGGCATGGGCATATAAAAGACAGGCGTATCGCACAGGAATTGAGAAGGTTAGATCAGGCTATTATGACAGTTCCGATTCATCCAGATTGAATAGGAATTGGGTTGCAAATAATGCATCTGCAGTAATGACTGACAGCTTTTCAAGGGATAACATAAGAGCCAGGGCAAGAGATCTTGAGAGAAATTCAGATATTATGAATGCAATACTTAGTGCATATAACAGAAATGTGGTAGGTGAAGGATTTACTCTACAAGCAAGAACTGACAATGAGGAACTTAATAATAAGATTGAAGAGCTGTGGAGAATATGGACTAAGAAAAAGAACTGTGACATTTCTAAGAATCAAAATCTGATTCAAATGCTTAGGATGATTGAGAGACGAAAGAGGGTGGACGGTGGAATACTGATACAAAAATGTTATACAGATGATGGAGTGTTACCACTGAAGCTTTCCTGCCTTGAGGTGGATGAGATAGATAAAGATGTTATGAGTCCGCACTATGAAGGAAATAAAGTAGTGGACGGTGTAGAAGTAAATGAGTATGGAGCAGCTGTAGGGTACCATATCAGAAGATACAGTAAGGATGGATATTTATTGGAAGAGCCACACTTTGTAAAAGCTGAAGATATGATATTTGTTTTCTCAAAGACAAGACCTTCTCAAGTAAGAGAGATGAGTGATCTAAATCCTACTTTGCTTAGGGTAAGAGATATCACTGAATTTATGACTGCAGTGTCGGTGAAGCAAAGGATTGAGGCCTGTATGTCTGTATTTATAAAAAAAGGTGCAGCGGATGAGCTTGGAAGAGGGATAGTAAAGTCAAATAACCAAGCCGGATATGACGGAAAGTTGTTATCTCCGGGTATGATCAAGGTATTAAATCCGGGCGAAAGTATAGATGTAGTCAATCCGAACGGTCAGGCGGCGGATGCAACATCCTACATAAAGCTTCAAAATCAGTTGCTTGGAGCAGGACAAGGACTCAGTTATGAGGCTACCACAAGAGATATGAGTCAGACTAATTACTCCAGTGCAAGACAAGGACTTATAGAGGATAACCTTACATATGCAGAGGATAGAGGGCTTCTAGGTGACTTGGTAGATGAAATATATGAGGCTTTTATCACATGTGCTGTACTGTCAAAGAAACTTGATATACCGGATTTTTTAGAAAATAAAGAAAAATATTTTAAACATGAGTGGATACAAGCCGGAAGAAGGTGGATAGATCCACTCAAAGAAGCAAGTGCTATGAGGCTTGGTATGGCGAGCGGTCAGAAAACATTTAAGCAGATAGCAGCAGAGAACGGAAAAGACTGGAGAGAACAAATAGAGGATATAGCCGAGGTTATTGCATATGGTAATGATTTGGGTATAGACCTTGGACATATTTTGTATGGAATAGATTCCGGGAGGGAAAATGGATAAAAATTTTGTAAGAGAGATAGCTATAAACGGTATCAGACAGGTAAAAATTGAAGAGAATACTAAGACTATAGAACTTAGCTTTTCAAGCGAAGAGCCATATCAAAGATGGTATGATCATACAGAAGTACTGGATCATAAGGGAATACAGCTTGATAGGCTGAATGATATAGGTGTAGTGCTGTATAATCATAACAGGGATAAAGTTATAGGCAAGGTGAAGAAAGCGTGGGTAGAAGATAACAGAGGCCTTGCCGTCATAGAACTTGATGATGATGAGTTTAGTACTGAGATATACAAGAAAGTGGAAAGCGGTACGCTTAAAGGTGTATCTGTAGGGTATTCTATAGATACATGGGAAGAGGTGAAGGCAGGAAAAGCGTCTATAGACGGATTTGCCGGACCTTGTTACATTGCCAGAAAGTGGACACCTTATGAAATATCAATAGTATCCATACCTGCAGATGGAACTGTCGGTGTTGGAAGATCTGAAGAAAATACAGATACTAAGGATATGGCGGATTTAAGTATGTATGAGAATATAGTCAAAATGAATGAGAATAAGTTGAGACTGTAAAGATGTCTCACTTTTGTCCAATTTTTTATGCTATATTGGTAAAGTGCTGGATGGGCGTATAGCACAATAATTTATTGACATTATTATTTCTTTCGGGAAAGCTTGAAGCTTATGTTTCAGGCTTTTTTGTTGGGAAAAATGAGAACTCTCAAGATTAAACTCTTGGAGTTCTTTTTATTTAAATGTAAAAGAAAGGAGTCTTTTATTTTTATGGGTGCAAAGAATGCATTAAGAAGACAACAGGAGCTTTTAGAGAAAGCTAAGGCGGAAGGTAGGAACTTGAACTCTGAAGAGCAAAGAGAGTTTGACAGTATGCAGGCTATTATTGATGCTGCTCCTACAGAGAAAGGTACAAATGATTTACAGACTGAAAGAGAAAGATGTAAGCAGATTGTAGAGTTGTGTAAGGATATGGAGCTTGATCCGACAGATTTTATTGCAAAGGGAGCAAGTATAGAAGCCGTAAAGGATG